CATCGGCATTTGGCCTTGAGCGCCCCGGCAAAAACCGAGACGAAGGTGCCAAATTCCGAGACGTGCTCGTCATTCATGGGCTGGATAAGTCGGGGATCGTTGGGCTCCGCGTAAGATTCTTTCTTGACGAACGCGCCGACGTGATAGTTCCCACCGCTATGTCCCTGGGTGCCTGCTTTTTCATAGCGTTGGCGTTGCCGGGGGCGCAAGCCAGCCATCGCCTCCAATTGGTCTTTTGGGAGGAGACTGCCGACCAGGTCGCTAATGCGGTTCTTGAACACCTCACGTGCAAGCGTGTACTTCCGCGGGAAAGGTTCGTTGTTTTCGACTGACTCTATCCGTCCCTCGTACGCCTGTAGCTCGTTCGCGTGAGAGATCACCGGGCAGAAAACATAGCCCGGCAACCAGTTATAGTGGGGTAAAACAACCCGCGCATATAACTTTGCGACTTCGCCTTGCGCGTCGGTACCGCAGTAATAGTGCAGCGAATAAGGGTCCTCGCTTGCGATCGCCACCGGGAAGGGTTTAACCCCCGATAGCAACCGAAGTTTGGGGAGCGCGGTTTTCACCAGCGCAGCGATGTGGGCGCCATCCTCGTTTTTCTTGCCTAGGACATTGAGAATAGTTGACATCCACACCTCCTTATCGTTGTAAGAACATATGGTCCCGACGTGAGCGTCGGTGATCTCGACAGAGTAGTCGGTTTCAGGGTGGGCGAGTGAAAACCCGGAGAGATTATGCCGGATTACCACCCCTGTTGAGGGATCATAGGGCTCGAGCCGGCGTAGCCAGGGCTGGGAGAAAACGTTGAAATAACGCGGGCTTTTCTTCACGGGTTCCATTATAGTGACGCGGCGGGTGGGCGAGAGGACGATAGTGTGGAGTCTCACCAGGTATAGCCAGAGGCCCCCGGAGCAAACTACCGTATCTTCCGTCTCAAAATCCCAAACCCGCCCTCGCCAAACAGAGCCCTCGGTCCGATAAACCAATGCGTTGTTCCTGTTCCACCCGTACACCCCGGTACCGGTCTTGCCTGCCGCCCCCGACGGTAACATATAGCTGACGATGTGCACGTTGTCAGTAAACCGCGTGCAGAGATCGTACTCGTAGACATCATGCAAGTAAACCACGTCATCAGGCAGCAGGGGGTCGTTTCGGACTACCCCGTCGCGCGCAGTGTGTGGCACACCATATCCCGGCCCCTTCCAAGATGGATGGGGGTAGAGCTGATATAGCCTAAAAGCGCACTCGCTGGTGATGCGGGCCTGCAAGGTCTCGGCCTCGCC